TTTGTCTTTCCTTATACGCAAATTGTTTAGTAACATCTTCACCTTCTTTAATAACTCTATTTACAAGGGGCTTGAACCATACTGGCATGCCTTCTGCATTTTTAATTGGAACTTGAGTTAATGATTTGGTTTTAGCAAGAGGTTTTGCCCATTTAAAAAATTTACCTATAACAGGAACAGTAGCCAAAGCTGCTATTCCTTTTAAAAAAGTTCTTTTAGTAGGATCAAATTTAGTTCCATCTTTATAAGGCACTCTATGATTCTCGTCCGTGTATGTTGGTTCACCTAACATGCCTGCGACACCGCCGCCTGCTAAATCTTCTGGGTCTTTCATTTTATCTTTTAAACGTTGTATTGATTCTTTATTTTGTTTTTCTAATTCTTTTTTTATTTGTGCCTCTGTTTTTTTAACTTTTTTAAGATCTGGGCTTTTACCAAATACATCTCTGTATTGATCAGCTCTCATAGGAATAAAATTTTTGTCAACTACTTTTCCTTTTTTAACTATTTTTTTAAGTTGTCTTCCAAATAAATCCCCCAAACCTCTTGTTGTCTGAATTCCATTTATTATTTCTATTTTAGGTGGTTGAGGTTTTGCTTTAGTCCAGTCTGTAATTCTATCTCTTGGAAATTGAATAACTTGACCTTTTCCTGATTGTTGAGCAGCTTTAAATTTAAGCTGTAACATTTCTATGGCATTGGGTGATCTGCCATTTTGTCTAATAAACAAATTTATTAATTGTTTAAGCATTAGTAATAACTTCTTTTTCTAGGCGCTTGTTTTTCTTCTACGTAATCTTCAGGGTGCTTGATTAATCCACCTTGTCTGAATCGCATTACCGCCATAGTCATAGAGTCAACTAAGTCGTCATGATCACCGTGTGGAAATGCTGCACATTCTTCAATAACCTCTTCTGCAAATTTCTGATCAGGCGCCCATATCATGCCAGATTCAAAAAGAGGTGCACACGTATTTACTCTAACATGTTTATCATTTCCTTTGCTCGGTGTAAAGTTAACAACTGGAATATCCATCTGTCTTAATTCATAGGTCAAAGGTAGTCCTGATGCCTTTGCTTCNACNATAACTGTCTCTGGATTCCAATATTTATACTGTTCAAGTGCTTTTCGTCTTTAATTCTGGAAATTCATACCTTCCTTTAATGACATCTAACAAAATTAAATTAGCACCTGAGTCCTGATCGGGAAAAAATATGCCCCAAGTGGTAATTGCACTAAAATCGGCCGTTTCTTTCTTCATAAATGCGGTATCATACGATTGTATGACATGTTGTAGTGGTGGAATATAGTCATGTTCCCATTTTCGCCACCATTCTCGTTTAATTATTGCTCCTTCTTCAGAAGTTGGACGTTGCATCCATTGTGCATTCCATTTTCCAACTGGAAGGGTTGCTTTTACCTTTTCTAATTCATCTAATTTCCAATATTCAGGCCAAACAGCTTCTAATTCAGTTCCGTGGTCCATGATCGCTGGAAACTCGACCACTTCCCATTGGTCTGATTTAACTTCTTTTTGATTTTTTAATAAAATTCCTGTTAGGTCCTTGGTACTCCATCTCGTCATTACCAAAATAATTTTTCCACCTGGTTGTAAACGTTGTCGTGGACCTGAAGTATACCACTCGTACGCATTTTCCATGGCAGTTTCGGATAATGCATCTTGTTCCGAGTGTGGATCATCAATAATCAGTAAATCCGCACCACGGCCCGTGATAGCACCACCAACACCAGCAGCGAAGTATTCACCTCCTTGAGCAGTTTCCCATCTTCCTGCAGCTTTTGAGTCTTCTTGCAGAGTGGTATCAAAAATTTTTGAATATTCAGGAGAGTCAATTAAGTGTTTTGCCTTACGACCAAACCTAATTGCTAATTCTCCAGTGTGAGTTGCTTGAATGATCTTGAGTTTTGGATTACGGCCCACCATCCATGCAGGAAGTAAGAAGGATGCAAATTCAGATTTTGTATGCCTAGGTGGCATATTCACAATTAACCTGGTTATTTCGCCTGTGGCTAATTTATTAAATTTTTTTGCAATGTGCCTGTGATGGGACCCCTCTATAAATTCAGGCCAAACACACTTAACAAAGCTTAAAAAGTCATCTCTAGCTTTATTCCGTATCTTTTTTTGTGCATGTAAGACTTGAAGCTGTCTAAAGGTCTTTCTAACATCGGCTGGAAGCCGACTAATATCAACGTTATTTAAATTCATAAAAAAATTTTAAAATTTTTTTGCATCTTTTACGATGTTCAAAACGAATTTACCACCATTAACTCTCTAAATCAAGCAATACAACCTGAAGTAGTGGGACCCCTTTTTTAAAAAAGGGGGGATACCCCGGCCGGCCGGATTCTCGTTNCAAGTTGTGTTTAGTATCTCTATTTGATTTGGGGAAAGTGGAGCCGGCGATTTTGTCGCCGGATCCTTGGTTGATGGTTAGTCTAACAGAACCATATATTCTTTTGCGAAGTATTTACGAAACCAATCTAATCCTTTACGAACTGTTTCATACTCCTCAGCTTGTTCACTACCAATGATTACATCATACACAGCAACAGCAAACCAAGGCAACAAAGCTGGTTCATTACTAAATCTATTAGTAACAATTACTTGTTCCTTAAAGCCGTCTGCTTTTTGTCTGCTATAATCTGCATCAAAGGGCATCTTATATTCTTTGTTATTCCATTTAATTGTATTTGTTTTCATAATAGTTATCCTACATTATCCATTGTCATTGTCAACACTTTTAATTGTAGTTCTTGTTGCTTGATATGGTTCTCGTACATGTTCATCGTTACTATTCCAACGATATCTATAACTTTCGTACTTTTCTTTTTCAACTTGGATTGGTGTTTCAAGAGCCGCGCGCCTTGGTGCTATTGCAACAATAGATTGTATATGAGTTCTAATAAAATCCATTAAACAAGCTTGATTACAGAAGTAATCCCAAATATTAGGTTGTTCATCGCCTGAGTAATTATATCTGCCCCATTTAATTTTAACAGTTCTTAAAACTTTATCCCGGCCGGATCCTCTTATTCTGGATTGTGTTTGATAAGTATGACACTTCGGACCATGACACCAATTATAGTCGCTCATATTACACCTACCAAAGTTAAAAAGATAAATACAATTAAACAAGTTGCAATATTATAAAAAGCTAATTCCCAACTCATTTAATACTCCAAGGAGTTATTTTATCAGTTGCATTTCTATATTGTTCTTCGCCATATCTTTCAGTTGCGTCTAAATCTAAAAAAGTTAGACAATTATGTCCCGCTTGTGCAACAAATTCTCTACACTTATCTGTCCATTTTGCTTTTCTAGTTGTACTTTCACCATTTAACTTTGTAAATGTGATTGTAAATGTTTGGTCTGTCTTCATTTTATTTCTCCTGTATAAGTTAATGACCTATCCTACTACAAATAGGATAGGTCGTCAAGTGTTAATTTACACTTTTATTTTGTTGTTTTTCATACAACAATCTAGCTTTTATTTTATCTTCTCTACTTGTGTTTTTGTTTTTCATACCTTTAATCCTATCAGCTAGGTTTTTAGGATTATATATAACAAGGCCGGTGCTATTAGTTCTGATTATTTCTGCGTCAGAAATATTCAAACCAAGTTCAGTTGCTAACTCAATCGCCTCGTCAAGATATTTATAACCTTTTAGACCGATTTTAATTTCTTTCATCTGATCTAAAATAGATTTAATCCATTTATGATGAGCAATAACAAAAGCACCCTTTTGTTGTTTCCAACCTTTCAACATAATGAATTGTTCTTCGGTACAAGCAATAGACCTATCTCTGCAATATTCTCTACCAATTAAATCTAACTGATATTTTTCGTTCCATTGTTTGCCATATCCATTGTCGTCATTACCAAGATATTTATTATTGTTGTCAGTATATTTTGTTAAGTGTGGGTTATTGTCTTTGCCCTCTTGTTCAATCAAAATATCAGGATTACAATTATCTTGTGCTTTAAGTTCATCACGATACAAAGCATAGCCATAAGCATAATCTTTTGAATATGAATTGCTATTATTACCCTCAAAAGAACCATTTAAACGAAAGTCAAAATGTTCTTCAATGGTATCTTGTTTCATAATAGGATTGTTGTCGTAATCTCTATCCTCAACATTACCCATATAATGAAAATGAAAACAACTATCCTTTGCGATAGTTTCAACATTTTCAAATTTATTTTGAAGATAGTATGCCTTTTCAACATCACTCGGAGTATAATGTTTTCTGACAATAGTTTCTGCAATATTCCACGCATTGTCATTTAACTCAATTTGATCTGCTTTGAGTTCATCATACTTTTGTTTTTCTGTTGTTGGCTCTTGTTCCAAGTGTACACGCATACGATTTGCGATTTTGTTTCTATACTCTTGGTTTAGTCTTATTCTACTCATTTTTGCCTTTTCTGTTTTATTTTGCATAATTTAAAATTAACAACTTGACAATAGGATTGTCAAGCATTATATTTGATTAACTTAATTATATGTCATTAAAGAGTTAACCGATAATAATTAAGTTGGGACAACTTCTGGTTGAATCTTAAATTCTACCTGAATAATAAGTGACGACCAGAACTGATCCCTGATCTATTGGCTAGAATGAAATAGTTTGAAATATGCCTGATAGAAAGACAATAGATCTGGGATCAGGAATGAAGAAAAATCAGCGCTCTGCGGCCGGCCTATACATTGCGCCAGGTTTTGCTCTTATGCATTCTTAAGTAAATGCATAAGGGTTAATATGAAATTTTTAACCGGGCCGGCAAGCGTCAAGCAGCAAGCGCTTGACAGCCTGTCCTAGAGATGGTAGGATGAATTTAGAAAGGAATAATTATGAAAGCAAGCCCAATGTCTGAAGAGTTTCACGATTGGCTGGACCAGTGTCCAGTCAATTGGATCCGGGACCGCGTTGAAAAAGATTATGTTTTTTACATGTTCCCAACACCAGATGAGGAAGACGATGAAGAGAATTAAACACAACGACTTAACACACTATTTCTTGCGGCCGCATTCAGAGCTGCCGGCGTCATACCTGGCCAGCTGTGAAGAGTTTTTTAAAAGTATTAAAATTAAATTTACATATTTGAAGCCGCAAGCTCCAAGCAGCAAGCACCAAGCCCCGGCCGGCCTTAATGATGCCACAATTAAAAAGTAAAATAAAATTAGAAAGGAATAATTATGACAGCTAAAAGAAAAGAAGAGACATGCGAGGAGCAGCTTCGCAGGATGTGCAGATCCATTGCGATGGATATCACTGACGGCAAACAGCAAGACTACATTGACCAGCCGCGGAAAGAAATCACGGCCAGTGAATGGATGGAAGGCGTATACGACATACGCTACTTAGTTGATTACGAGAAGCGTTACCTGGGCGCCATGCTGATGGTAGCAGGAGGCGGACCAACTATCTGGGTCAACACACACACGAACGAAGTAGAAGGTTCGTGGGCTGGTGACAAATGTACCTGGGCATACCAGGACAACATTGGCCTCGACGATTACAACGAAGAAATGTATAATTGCATTTAATGACATTTTACCACCCAAAATATTATGCCGCGCTTCGCGCGGAGAGGAAAAAGCTCCAAGCTCCAAGCTCCAAGCTCCAAGCGTCAAGCAACAAGAACCCCGGCCGGCAAGTGCCAAGCTCCAAGCACCAAGCTGCAAGCGTCAAGCACCAAGCGAATATAAATAATCACGAATAGAATCAAGCCCCAAGCAACAAGCGTCAAGCTTCAAGCCCCGGCCGGTTGCTTGTAGCGCCAAGATCCCTGAGCCTGGGTACAATTGAAAACGATTCCCGGACCTTGGATCGAGGGTCTCGACCAAGATAAAACTATTCTTAGGATGTGTTACGTGGAAGGCAATTTGGTGTGGTGAAAATTTAATTTTTTTACTCTTGGTTACTTTTAGTTCAACAGTAAAAAAGTGGCCATTAGCATTATAACCCAATAGATCAGGCATGCCAATAATGCTAAGGTTTTCAACCCTATTCCAGATAATATTTGGTGTAGCTTTCTTAAGTTTTTGATATAATTTTTGCTCTGCACCCACTAATTTTTAGAGGTAACTTTGTCATTCTGTTTGCCATTAGATTTAGGCTTTAGAGACGTCAACATAGCAATCAAAACATATACTTCATTGAATGGTCTTCTCTGTAAATNTTCTAAAAGCATTTTTCTCTGTTCATTTGTTATTTCCATTTTTCCTCCTTAATACGGTTTAATTAATTTATCATCTAATTTTAATTTTTGGTCTTTATGTGTCTTTAACACCAACCTCAATCCAGGCTGCCCTATGATTGTATGCTCTTGCACTTCCATTCTCTTAATCTCTTCTAAATATCCATTCTTCTCAACATATATCTTAGCATGACTAATTGCATTACCCTTAAGCTTGTCGGTAAAACTACCTAAGAATTGTTGTAGATCTTTAACTAACATTACATTCCTGAGTTACGTGTGTTTGTCATACGCACATGAAAATAATCATCTATCTGTTTAGCTAAAGCTTTGTTATCCTTCTTCAACTCTTCATTCTCAACTATTTGTTTACCCATTAATTGTTGATGCGATTTATTAATAGCCATCAATTCATTAATACGTTGTCTTAACGTAACTATAGTTTTATTTGCCTCTTTCATTTCAGGAGAATTCATCCCAATACCTTTGACAATAGATAATTCACCTTCAAGTTCTCCAACTTTTTTCTGAAGTTTTTCTATTTGTTTGGTTAAATCCAATTCTCCTCGATCATCTTTCATATTGACAATATAGGACAGTTACCTTAAATTGTCAACCATGGGATTACCAAAAAGATTGACAGAAATGCAAAAAAGATTTGCAGAGTATTTAGTATTTAACGAAGGTAGAACTACAGGCAGTGACGCAGCAATTGCGGCAGGATATAGTTCAAAAAGAGCCAAAGTTGAGGCATCAGAACTACAAAACCCTAGGTTGTCTCCACTAGTTGTTCAATACATAGGTGAATTAAGAGAAGAAAAACTTAAAAAATATGAAGTCACTTACGACAAACATGTGGCAGAATTAGGCCAAATTAGAGAAGCTGCTTTGAAGAAGGGGGCATTCTCCGCTGCAACAAACGCAGAAAAAAATCGTGGAATGGCCGCAGGATTATATATAGATAGGAAAATAATAAAAACTGGGAAGCTAGAAGAAATGTCTGAAGAACAATTAGAAGCAAAAATGAAAAAGATATTAGAAGATTACGCGCCGATTTTAGGTGCGCAGCAGATTGAAGGGGAGTCATCGGATATTACTGAATCTTCTGAATCTTCCTTACCCAAGCAAGAGGAATCATTGTCCGATCCCCAAAAGTAAGAGAGCCATCATCTTCTCGATCATAAGAAGCAAACAACTTAATAGCATATTTATCTTTGTTATATAACCAACCTTCATTTACAGGTGTAGCTAACCTCATTTTGTTAAAACTTTTTTCATCAGCCCAACCGCTATCACTGACGCAATCCACCCATTCAACTCTTACTTTTGAATAAGGAATAGTTTCTCTGACTTTTTGGTTTAAACTTATTTTTCTTTTTGTTTTTTTCGG